TGGCCACGGTTTCAACCTGGCGTTAATGCTGAAACACGAGCCGCAGAAGTTTTTGTCCGTGTGCCAAGAGGTAGCCACCAAGTACACCATGCGCACCGCCGAGAGCCTGTTTGACGACGCAATAGGTGAATTCCTGGAGGGTGGTCGCCATGAGTATTAAGCAAACCCAGCCCGGTCACTGGGTCGGCACCATCAAATTGGAATTATTCACAATCACCACCGCTGGGCCTTCGCGCTCAGTGGTTTATACAAAATTGATCGAATTACTTGAGGCGGTAATATGAGCGAGGCAGGATTTAATAAGTTGCGCGAGCCATTCCCTGAAAACTTAGTTAGCTGGCTGCCAAAGCCAATGCTCGCAAAAGAGCACATGGACAAGATACCAAAAGCAAATTGTGAGTTTTGTGGCCAATACCACGCCAAAGACAAAGTTATGCACCTAGCATACGTTGGTCACGCGGCTTTAACTGACCGGCTTTTAGATGTAGATCCAGCTTGGACTTGGCGGCCTATTTCTTTTGACGCAAACGGACTTCCGCTTTTAGATGCGGACGGCGGTATGTGGATAGAGTTAACCGTGCTTGGCGTTTCAAGGCTGGGCTATGGCGATGCGCAAGGCAAGAAAGGCCCGAATGCCACCAAAGAACGCATAGGCGACGCAATACGAAACGCGGGCATGAGGTTTGGTTGTGCTCTAGAATATTGGCATAAGGGCGATTTAAACAAGCATAAGAGCGTACCAATTATCGAAGAGGAGGAGCCTGAGCGTATTTTAAAAAAGGCTATAACTGATGAAAGGCTGGCAAAGGCCATGTTAAAAATTACTGCTGGAGAATATACAATTGAAAAATTGCTGGCTAATTTTGAACTCACAGATGAACAGCAGGACGTGATAGCTGACGCGGGGTTAATATGATCCGTTGCAGTTCAATAGCGCAGATAATGACCAGCCCACGCGCCAAGTGTGAAACGTGGTCCGAAACAGCCAAGGGCGCCATGCTTGAGGCTGTGCGTGAATCGCTTTTCGGTGTGCGTAAAAACCTTGACGATGTGCGCGCAATTCAAAAAGGCAAAGCCTGTGAAGACGAAGGCATACAGATTTATAACGACGTTTTTTTGTATGACCTTAAAAAAGTTACTAGTGATGGGCGCCGAAATAATGGCATCATCACCGGCGAGCCTGATTTGGTCGCGGCTTCATCTAAAAAGGGCGTTGATATTAAAGTTGCTTGGAGCTTGTTGACCTTTCCGCTAAACGAAGAAATGTGCGACAAAAAAGGATATGAATGGCAGGCTCGCGGATATATGTGCCTTTTCGATTTGCCAGAGTGGGAAATTGCATATTGCGCAATTGATACGCCAGAAAATATTTTACGCGACTATGACGACCGCACCATTCACATTATAGACTCGGCAATTCCAATGCACCACCGAATCACAATAGCGCGCTACACCCGCGATTTAGAAATTGAAAAGGCGATGCTAGAGAAATGCGCATTGGCTAATGAGTGGATTGAAAACGCCATTTCGCAATTCGCAGCCGATCACGACAAATATTTAATTTAACGAACCAGCGCCATTAGCGGGTAGTGGGCTTAAAAAAACTCCCGCAGGTTTCGCCCTTGCTCTCCTTTGGTGGCTCGCGACGCGGGTGACTGGAAAACCGAATTGTTCGGGTATCTGGAAACTTTGCCGAGCGGGCTTGGTGAGAAACTGGACAGCCGGAAAGACGGCACCTTATTAAATCGAAGAGGGGAGCGCTCCCCTGATGGTGCTGGGGAACCGGCGCGGCCTCGATCGGTGAGCCTGCCACCGTGAGCGCAGCAGGCACTTTTAACTAAGGGGAATTAAATGCCAAAAATTACACCAATAACAAAAGAGCAAAAGGTTGACGCGGAACGGTTCGCACGCGAAATATCTGAAGTTTTAACGCCTTATTTGGCTGAAAATAAGATATTAACCGCTGTAATTATCCGAGAGCTTTCTAAACTCATCTTGAAGGGGAATTTATGAAATTGTTAGACGAATATAAAGCACTAAAAGAGGAATTGTTTAAATATTTCGGATACGTTGAAGACTGGCATGTTCTGCCAATTGACGACGCAAGGGAATATTTTTGGCGTCTTGACGGTGAAGGGACCGGAACGGTCTTTTTTGCTGAAACGAAAGAACAGTTGGACGACGAAGATGGCAATTATTATGAGCATGAAATATACACCCAGCGGCACCCTCCGAAGTGGGTCTATATAGGCGCTGAGTACACAATGATTGTGGTTGACACTAACACCGATGGAAATAAGTTTTTACAGATTTTCGACAATTCTAAGCGTGTGCGCTGATGATTAAACCATGCCCAGATTGCGGCGCCGCTCTAGTCGGCCTGCACTCAACAGCCGAGCGGATTTGTTCGGGGTGCCAAAAATACTGGCCTTGGAAATTGTCAGAAGGCCAAAAACCTGTTGGGTACTCCGTGTGCCCTGAGAAAATTAACGAAATAACTGAGGAGTGATTATGAATATTGTGAAATTACGAAACAGGCATGCGATGGGTGTCGCTGAGGATTTAGTGGATCAGATTCTCGAAATTTTGATAAACCCAGAAATTGAAATGCCTTTAGTTTTGGGGCTTGGCATTCTTGATTTGGTTAAATTTGAGCTGTTCGCGCGCTGTGTACCAGTGGAGGAATGATTATGGCACTGATTAAAACATTCGAAACCGAGGTTATCGCGCATCACTCGGTACAGATTAAAGATAAAGAGCGGCAGGAATTGCAAGATGCAATGTCCCAATTTCTTAAAAATGGTGGGCATATAGTCCACGTTCCAACATACGCTAACAGCGAGAATATTGAGGCATACAGGCCAATGACTCAACAGGAGGAGTTGGCGGTTAAGAGGCGCTGCGGCCTTCTGGCAAGAGCAAAAATGACGCTCATTTATAGACCGCAGGAACGCTTGTGGCATGCAACTTTAGGCGTAGTGTCACTAGGGCTGCACCCCACGCAAGAATCAGCTGAAGCAGCCATTTCCAAGCAGGCTAAGCTAGTTTTCGGCGATCTTAGCGCTAAGACCATGAAGCGCAAGCAGGTAATGCGGGCAAAACGGAATGACAAGGCGGAACAGGTTTATGGCAGCGTCTAAAACAAAACGGCAGAAGAAATACCGTCCCAGCGGGCGCACAAAAATGCAATTGCTAAGTCGTCAAGTGAAAGTCTTGGATGCCGCATTCGAGAAGCGCAAGGCCGAAGCTAACGCCCATAAAGAGCTCGTTATTAGGCAAGCCGCCATGGGTGCTACGCTTAGCTTTAACAGCTCTTGGGAAGACACTAGCGAGTTTTGCCCAAGCAATGCAGAGGCGCTGGTTGATTTGCTGCTTGGCAATTTGGATGCGGTTTGCGGCGTTCTGGTGAGCTGGCATTTTGATTGGGATATACTGCTGACGGTTTACTTTATAGACCAAGACGGGCAACCCTATGAGAAATTCATTAGGGACAAAATCGAGATGCTGCCGATGTGCACTCCTGAAGGCCAAGAGGAGGGGCTGGATAAAATGATAGGCGTCGAAGACTTGCTAGAATTTGATTATCTGCAGCGCATTTTAAAAACGGCCAACCCAAACCACAAAGTGGAAAGCTGGGGATATATGGCAACTATTACTTATTTTGAGGAGTAAGCTATGGAATTTATTGGGTATATTATTGCTTCAGTTATTGCTGGCATTATTGTTTTTTTTAGCACTCATTACGCGCTCACTAATATTATTGGTTGCACAATTCATTACTTTGATGATGACGGCAAGAGGTATATTGTTTTGCAGCGACCCAAAGAAACGGAGTTGCAGGCAGTGAAACGGCTTCGCGCAAAGGTATTGAAAGGCCGCAATTAGATCGAAGGCTAAGGCTATGCGGCAATAATCACTTAAATTTATGGTAAATCAATGCAACTTCCACGATACCAGCACAACAAAATATTGAATGAAATGTTCCGCAGTGATGACGGCGAGTATGTTTTGCGCGAAGATATTGCGAGCGAACTGGAAAAGCTAAGCGAAAAATTCGACAAAGCTTACAAGATGCTTTTAGACGAAAAGCATAAAAGGCAGACTTTGGAATTTCAATTGGAAAATGCCAAAGAGCTTATCACTCGTCTTTCTTCTTTTTCGCAAACGATAGGTACAGCTCGCGCAC